TAGTGCAGCAGCAGAGCCTAACACAACTGTAGTTCCTGTGGTAGCTGTGTAATCAGCAGGTTGTAACAGTATTCCGTTTTGATATACGTCTACGTTTCCAATAGAGTATACAGCATTAAATGTGGTTTGTCCAGCAGTAGCTGTGAACGTATGCGCTCTTCTTGTACCTTCAGTTAGTGTCTGTCCTATGTAAGCCATGTCTGTGTCCTAACTCAATAAGTGCATATTAAAGTTAGAGTAGTAAGAACTAGTGCCGTATAGTCCAGTATTACTATTATAAATCTCTATATAATCATTAGCATTTAAGTAAATTATACCAGTCCAACTTTGTTGATGATGAAGATTACCCCCACTAGAACTGTATACTCTTCTGTAATGTCCTCCATTTTTTCTAATAGCATAATATTTATTGTTAAATGTAGAAGTAGTAGTTGTCATCAACCAAACAGATACTAAATACTTTCCTGCTACTGGTGCTGTTCCTCTGCCGTTGGATGTGTTATACATGTTTCCGTCATTATAAACAGTGTGGTCAAAAATATAAACACTACCTGAAGTAACATGCCCTGCATCCCTGAATGCAGCAAAGCTAGGCTGACTAGGCATTGTTACACGGCCCGAACTGTCTATATTCACACGCTCTGTGCCACTACCTGTACCATTTAAGAAGCTAATGTTTTCATCACCATGCGCCCAAATGTTTAAATCACCATCATCATTTAAATTTATAAATCCAATCTCACCATCATTATCTAGTCTTAGGTTTGCACCACCAGAACTATGTGAAGTTATAGCGTAAGTAGCATGTGCTGCACCACCTACACCTAAGTTGCCTGTCATGGCATCTCCAGCGGTGTTTACATACCGTGCATCACTCTCAGTCTGGTCCTGATAAAAAGCAGAATTGCCAGTAGCTAAATCTTTTGACTTACCCATTAGGTAATCTCCAATATACTCATCATTACATCACAAGAAGAGGCTGCACTTGATGTCACTTTAATGCTATCGCCTGTTTGTAAGACAACCTTTTGATCACCTCCCACAACAACAAGTGAGCCTCCACTAGGTACTGTAGCTTGCTTAACTAAGAACGTATCATTAGAACCATCGCTGTGTGACACATCAACGGTGATAGCTGCAGTAGTTCTGTTGGCACAAGACAATCCAATGACGGTTGTGGCTGTGCTTGAACCCACTGTGTAGCTTCCTACCGTGACTGCTGATGTTCCTATGCTACGAGATGTTTTTCTAAGAAATGTATTTGCCATATTGCTATCCCAAAGCTATCGCTAGTGCAACAGCAGAACCTGCTGGGTCAAAGGCTGTGGATGCAGCAACACGTGCATCTGCTCTAGCGTTGGTGAAATATAAGTTAGAAGATCCTTCTGATAAATTATCTGTGTCGTGATTACCAAAAGTAATAATAGATGCTAAGTCGTGATCGTTTGACAAAGGGTCAAGGTGAGCAGCAACACTAGCAGGTAAAGTTATAAATACAAACTTAGTTCCTGCTGAAAAGTTTGTCGCTGATCCACCATTTGAACTGGACAACACTGTAGTTCGTGAGAGAGTATTAGTGCCACTGTATGTACCTAGCCCTACTTCCCACTCATCCACTCCATTAGCTGTGTGTACAATGGCATAGTAAGTTGTGTCATTAGTAGACATAACTGATGCAAAAGTATCGAAGGTAGCACTAGCTCCTCCAAGAGTTATGTTACTTACGCCTGTGCTGGTAGTAGTTTCACGTACTCGATCTTTTAGTACTAGTGCCATTTTATTATCCTTACGTTATACGTATAACTGCGTTGGATGCGTCTGCTGTAGGAAAGATTACAGTAAAGTCACCTGCTGTTGATGCCACGTTTGAGCCAAACGAGAATACAGCTATTGCTTTATTACTTGCCGAACTGTTATATATGATAGCCCCAGCAGCGGTTATTGTCAAGTTCGAGAACACTTCATCTGCAAAGTCTACAAATGCCGTAGTTCCCGATAACGTTATTGTAGCGGAATCTAACGTTTGCCCTCCTGCACTGTAGTTTGTTCCTGTAGCCTCATCTGAACTACCTGTTAACTGAGAGTAGTTAGTTGTTGCTGCACCAAAGCTACCTGTAGGTGATGGCTTTATTAACGCTATCTTCAGCGTGTGTGTGTCTAAATCGTGAACACCCCCAAGTAGCTCTTGCTTGAAGCTGTTGCACATTGCTGTAGTAATAGTACCCATGAGAATGTCCCTATGTTAAATGCACGAAGAGGCCACCGAAGCAGCCTCTAAGTTTACCTTATGATTATGCAGCGTTGTATCGTGCTGTCACCAATGCTTGTGGGCGTAAGATTTTACGTCCGTAAAGGTGCATACCACGTACGATGTCTGCGAAAGAGTCTGGATCTCTGTAGTTCTCAACTTTGTTGATCTGCTCTGCAGAGGCCACAGCTTCTTCCTGACCTGCTAGGATAACACCAAAGTTGTCATCTTGTGCAGTTGTGCCAGAAGTTCCTGGTCCAGTACCGTCTGTTGGTAGGTTGTTTGAAACGTACATTTTGAAACCATGAATGTTTCCTGCAACCAATCCATTTTGTAGACCTGCTCCACCGAAGTCTGCATTGAGAAGACGTGAGTCCTCGTCTTTTAGCATTTCCATGAAGATTGGGTCAACAACCATGTAACGTCCACGTGAGTCAACATTACCTGTGTCCAACTGACGTGCCATTCTTGCAATAAGCTGCAATGGTGATGCAGTTGTAGTTCCCTTTGAAGTTGCGCCTGGTAGTCTAGGTGCTAGAGGGATAGAGTCACCAGTTGTAGATGATGAAGCTGAAGTTGTGATGTTAGTCATGTCAGACATGTCCAACTGGTTCACTTTCAAAAATTCACCATTTAGCTCACCTGATGTTGGGTGCTGTGCAGTACCAGATACAGAAGTTGAGTATTGACCACTCGCTGCAGTACCTGTCATGTAAGCAAGAACATCTACGTCAATAGCGTCAGCCATTTTGTATGCTGCTCTGTCTGCAGCTAGGCTTACGAAGTCAACGTGTGAGAACTGATCTTCGATGTCATCCATTTTAAAAGCAAAGTAGTTAGCTTTGTCGATGGTTAACTGGAAGTCAGTGTCATCTAGTTTCTCTACAGTTATACCTGTGTGACGCTGTAATGCGTTTACAGTTACATCTGGTTCTTTTTGGATGCGTACAACGTCACCCTGATTTGCAATCTCTCCGAAGTAGGAGTTGTTTGTGATTGCACTGATAACAGATGCTTTTCGCAGTGCGATTTGCGCCTGTTTGGAGTACATAATCGGGCTAAAGTTGCCGTCAAAACCTCCACTTGCTGATGAAATAGCCATAATTAAAATCTCCTTTATAGATATGGCGTTGAAGTAACACTACATACCCACGATGAAGAGGCTCTTTGTTTTAGGGTGGTCAGCTATGCTTAGAGACTGCGCTGTCTCTTTGCGCTGGGCCTATACGTAGAGGTAAGTCTTTGTGTGGCTAGTGCTTGATTAAGCATACACACTAATGCTGTGTATATGCCATAGTTGTATCTATGATGTTTAGAATGTCAACTACTTTCTTGATACATCATAAATAAATCTTTTATTACGTTGGGCATCTAGGATTTCTTCCTGACGCTTTTCGTATTCCTTTATTGACATAGCAGCTACTTCTGACTCGCGAATGTATCCTGCTGTATCATCTGGTTCTGGCGCTGCTGCGCTTTTTGTTTTTACAGAAGATGCTGCTGCTTTTTCTTCTGGTTTAGCTTTCTTTTTATTTGTAATACCTTTGTCTATTTTATACAAGTCTATTACACGTGCTACAGATTTTGCATCGTCAACATTTTCATATAAGGCATCCTGCACCCACTTAGGTTGATCTTTTGCCCAGTTATGAAATGTGTCATCCTGTCGTATCTCTATAAAGTCAGGATGCATTTTAACAAGTTCTGCTTCTGCCTTTTCTCTTTGAGCGTCCACACGTAGTTCTTCTAACTCAGCCATACGATCTTCTATATCCTTGGCTGCACTTTTAGATTTCTTATCAGCTATAGTTTCTATAATAGCTGCAACATCTGGATACTCTTTGGTCCACGCTTCAAGCTCTTCATCTGTTTTAGGCAATACAAGCTCTTGCTTTGCAGCTTTGTTTACCTGTGCTTCTAAAGCTGCTATCTTTGCGTTGAACTCTTCTTCTTTCTTTTGTGAGTGTCTACGTAAATCACCATAACGTTTTTTGAAGTTCTTTTCCTCTGCACCTAAGTCATCATCTTCTTGTGCTTTGGCTTCTGGTTTTTCTTCTTGTTTGGTATTACTCTCTGCCTGTACTGGTTCAGCTTCAGGCTTTTCGCTACTGGGTTTATCTTCAGTGGTTTCGCTTTCATCTGGCTCTGGTATCCCTGCTGCTGATCTAGCTTCTTTTTTCATTTCCTCTAGTTCAGCTTCATCCTTCTTGATGCGCTCTTCGTTACTTAGGTATCCACCTCTGCCCATTAATACTCTTGGGATTTCAGGTTTTACCATAGGATGAGGTTTAGCCTCTTCGTTTGTAGCCATTTGTTTTCTCCTTATGTTGGGGTCAGCCGAAGCCGAGTGGCCTTATAGTTATTTGGATTTTTTCTTTTTACTTTTCTTTTTTGCTAGTCCACCTTTTTCAAAACCTCTGACAACTCCTCTGTCTAAGTCTCTTAAAACATTTTCTGTTCTAGCTGCTGCTTTTAAGGACGCAGTTCTTTCTTCTCTTGAAGCACCTCTATCTCTCATATCCTGCATTACTTTTTGAGTATTTCTTCTTGCCTGCTGTACTCTAGGAGACTCTTCTCTTATTGGTTTTGTTGCTGTTCTTGGTGCAGGACGTGGTTGGGCTTTCATCTCTGCTTCAATACGTTCTATATCTAACTTATCTTGCATTGAATCAAAATCATCTAAATCAGCACTTTGAGGAACAACTGGTTTTACTCCTGGGGTTTTTCTATCGCTTGCTTCTTGTACGTCTGGAGTATATGCCTTTGTCATTTTATCTAACTGCTTGTACAACGCATCAGTTTGTTCTGGGGTTCTAACTGCAGGTGCATTTGGGTCATTGCCTGTTATCTTACCCAGTAGAGTGGATATTAAACCAGGCTCATCTCTATTTGCTATTTCAAGTAGCTGATCATAACGCCTCTTATCTACTTCACTTGTAGCAGGATCATCTCTTCTACGCTCTAACTCTTTTTTAAGTTGTCTAGTCTCATTCCACATGGCAAGTTTTACTGCACCACCAACTATAGGATTTAACACACCTATGCCAGCAGCTAATGCATTACCTTTCATGCTTTTCTGGTCTTCTATCATTTTAGAAAGCTCTTCCATAGTCAACTCTTTATAGTTCACAGGAGTTGGTGCTGGCATATCCATACCGCCACCACCTGATCCGCCAGAGTCAGAACCACCACCTCCTCCAACTGGAGGTATAGTAGTAGGAGCCACAACTGTGCCTTGACCTTCTACAGGATAGTAACCTGCAGGTATTTCCATTTGTGGTACACCATCTATAAAGGTAATAAATATCCTATGACCAGCGTCATTCATGTATTCACGCATTTCTAATACAGGACCGCCTGCTACACCCTCCCCAGGAGAAACATAAGCATTGTCCATATCAAAACCACCTTTTTGATTAGGATCATAAAAGGGTTCATTAAATTGATCTTCACCGCCTATAAGGTTTGTATCTTCATCAGTAGCAAGGCCGCCCTCATCAAAGCCTAAGTCTTTCCTCAAGTTTTGAACAAATGCTTTATAAAAAGGTTGCTCTCTGTAAGTATATGGAGTGTCTACCTGTCCTGCTCCTGATGGAGAACCATACTTACGTGCAGCACGTTCCATAGGATTACCACTAAAACCAAAATCAAATTCAGCCTGACGTTCAGGTTTATCATCATCGTCTTTACGATCAAACAATTCTGCCATCCTTTTATAGATCGCTTCTGCTCTGTTTTTTGGTTTATCCTTTCTGGCCTGAACTCTAGCAGATATGGCTTCAGGAGAGTTGTCTTTTTTATCATCATCTCCAAAAGCTGCTGCCATTATCTCTGAGTGTGTTTTACGTGGGGCAGTTCGTTTAGGAGGTTTTATATTTCTTGCTTGCTTTTCTATGCCCTTATAGTCAGCCATAGAAGTGCCACCTCTGTTCATTTCTACAGGCTCTGCATCATCGGAGGTTTCTAAGTCTTCTAACGTAATTGCAATGTCCATATCCATGTCGACATCATTATCCATAGGCTGTCCACCTATGCGGCCATCCTGTGCCATCTGAGCATATCCTACTTTAGCTTCAGCACGTAAGTCTTCAAACAGTTTAACACCATGAAAATTTACTACATCAGCAGGTACGACAATTTCTCCTTCACTTAAATTAGTAGGTATGTCATCCCTTACATTTTCTGCTGTAGAGCCTAGTGGTATGTCATTACCTGATACAGGATCTTGCCCTACAGTATTGTCAGGTACTTTACCAAAGTTCATTCCCATTTGTTCTTCAAGCGCCATTTACTGTCTCCCTCAATAGCTTGAGCTTTCTAAGTACGTCTATTGCACCCTGTTGTCTGTATATAACACTGGGTTCGTTTGCTGATTCTAAAGCACGTTGTCTTGATCCAATTAACTCATCAATATGTTTTTGGAACTGTTCGTAACACTCTTTATCATTGACCAACTGCTTGAGGTGCATTGCCTGTAAATCCTTGTTCTTCAGGTAGTGGCGCTGTGCCTATACCTACTTGTGAACCTCCACCTCCAGTAGTATCTGCTACACTTTGTGGGCCTTGACCTTCAGGAGAAGCTACACCTTGCTCTGGTGTTGGTGCTGGTGCTTGAAAACCTTTTAGTATCTCGGCCTGTATAGCTGCGTCAGCAATAGAGTTAGTTACCTTGTCAGGATCTAAGTCCATGCTTTTTGCAATCTCACGTATAATATAATCCATTTTAGCAAAGGGTGCAAGCACTGGATTCTGTGCTACCTGTAAGAACTGCATCAAGCGTTGGCTACGTACTTCATTAGCCATAAGGCTTTCTGTACCTGACGCATGCACTTCTAGGTCACCCTTTATATCTTCATCGAAGTCGAACTGCATGTTAAATGCAAAGAATGCTTTACCTAAAGGACGGATAAGATAATCATCCACATTTTTAACAACGGTACGGATAGAGCCGTTAGCAGCAGACATAAGCATAGAGATTCCAGAAGCAGTACGCCCCACTCCCTGAACTCCTGTTTGACCATGTGCAAAAGATGGGAATCCAGTAGACTCATCTGCTAGTACTCTCGCTTTATCAAATAGTTGCATGTTTTCTTGTGCTACATTTGGAAACTTTGTACCAAAGATAGCTTGGCCTGGAGCGCCACCCTGTCTTCTAAATATCTTTCCAGGATATACAGATAGATCTTGACCAGGGACTAAGTTAGTCTCATCTACTTCTATGATAAGATTACCAGACATTGCGGCATTGTCAATAGCCATTCTCATAAAACCATTCATCAATGTCTGTGTATCGTCCATGTTCTCAGCAATACCAACGCCAAAGAAAGAGTATGGATTATGCTCGTATGGTACAGCGTAGTAAGGTATACGTGTAGGCTTAAATGGATTTAGTACAAAGCGTAGTACTTCACCGTTGCTTACCCATACGTTACAGTTTACCTCATCTAATTCGCTAAGTTCACTAGGTATATCTACACCATGTTCTTCTAGTAGCTTTGTATCTACATAGCCCCAGAACTCTAACACCTCCCAGCGCTCTGATGTTGGCTGAGTGTCATCGTCTTCCATAGTCATTTCCCAGTACTTTTGTGTATAGTCTGGGCCTTTGTCTATAGCGTTCTGCACACCATCATCCATAAAGTATGGACGTGACTTTAGCTTGCGTAGTTGTGTGCGTGACATCTTATGTCTTTGTACAACATACTCTGCCTCGTCCATGTCCTTCGCTTCAGGATCAGGATAGAAATCCCATATAGAAACATGGTCACACTCTGGTACAGTTTTCACTATAGGGTCATAATCACCATCTTCGTTCCAATTAGGATACTCTTTGTCTACAGCAAACGCACCCTTCATAACACCTGTGCCTAAAAGCGCCATCTCGAATGCCATACTTCTTAGATGTGTAGTAGCTCCTGACTCTTGTAGCTGATCATGGATTTTCTTTTCCATCTTCTTAGCTGCAACCATAGCAGGATGAAAAGTAACTGTGGTAGCTGTAGTTCCATCGCCCTCTATAATTTTTTCAGATACAGGCTCTAGTTTCTTATCCATACCACCTAGTCTTGCCTGAAGATCAATAAGAGTTTCTCCTGGCTTTAGTTCTGTATCACCATCTATCAGATACGGTCTTGGCTCTGGTGAACCCATAGCTGCACTAATAGCAGAAGTTGCTGCCTCTGCTCTAGGGTCTATATTTATATGTACAGATTCTGCTACGCCATCAGGTAGTACAGTTGGATTTACAGATAAGGGAAACTTATTGTTACCAAACAGAACATCTACTATTTGACCATATGCTGCCAGTGTTTTAGTTTTTGTTACCTTTACAAATATACGAGACTTTTCTGCGTCTGTAAATTGTACATCACTGCTATACAATCCTCTATAGTTGCGATACGCTCTTAGCCATCTTTGTTCATCAGCATGCCTAGCATCTTCAGATCTTTTATATCTTTCTTTTACAAAACTGACTACACTTGCTTTTTCTTTAAATATAGAATCTAGTGCGCCCTCTGCTGCAACAACCTCTGTTGTTTCAAACATTTCTTCCTGTTCAGCCATCATAATCATCCTTGTTAAAACAATCTAGTTGTATATCGTAGAATGGATTGTTTCGAAACTTGTTCCAATTAGAAGCGTCTGCTAGTTTAAGACACTCTTCTTTTGTGTAAATTTCTTGTGATACATACTGATTGCCTGTATATACCCACTCAGTTCCAGTGTTTCCCCATATACTTATTACTAATACAAAAGCTTTCATCACTTACCTTTCCAAGGACCATTATCAAAATCATAGGTTTCCTGACATCTAGGACAACGATCAAACTTATCTGTATTATATATTATTGAACACTTAGGACAAGTTACTAACATCTTAATATCCAAATGTTGAGTCGCTGGCTTGGAAGCCTGTTCGTTGTTTTGCAGGGTTGTAGTCCCATATGCTGCTACGTGGTCTTGTCATTATACCATATCTTAATGCATCATACAAGTGGTCTTCTGCTTTTGTATCCACATCCTCTGGATTCTTTTTGTCCAGTGGTATGGCTGGTATCTGTGCAATAGTATTAACACAGTTGTCCATGAACACTAACATAGGCTTTTCTACAAACTCGTCTACCTTTAGTCGCCTATGTATTTCGTTTTTACCTGCTACACGTGATCCTCTTGACCTATCTGATGGCCTCCACCTGCAACCTTTCATGTTCATTTGTTCAGCTAGTGACGGACCAGTGTCACCACGCTTGTGCCATAACGAGCTATCTAGCACACCGTATCTCATTCCACCGTCTTCTACTTCTGCTTGCAATACTAAGTCTGCTAAATCAGAAGCTGTAACTTTAGATACGTATAACTCTCTGTATACTATAAGCTGTTCATCAGGAGCCATAGTAAACCAAAGCACTCCAGTATAGCTACCATACCCATAATCACAAGCACGAAACCTCGTCCACGACTTAGGAATGTCGAAACGTTCGATGACGTGTTTCGTTCTGTCGAACTCTGGGAACGCTGCTCCTTCGTTGATGTCCCAGTTCCCTTCGAGGAGTTGCTTTCTTTGATGCTCTGGTAGTGATAGGAGCATGGCCTCATAGTCACCCTCTTCAGAGAGGTAGGGATTATCGAAGAGTGACGCAGGAATAAACCTACGCTTAAATAGAGGCTGACCTTCCTTGCTGTGTCCTTTAGGGAACTTAATAACTTTACTTGATTCAATGTCTGTGGCCCAGAAAGCTTTACCTGCAGGTGCAGGATCTATGAACATCTTTTTTACCCAAGCATGTCCAGCACCGCCTGGGTTTGTTGTAGCTCTCATGTAAAGCCCTAAATCTTTACCGTATGCGCTACGAAGACGTGACCTCATATAATCCCAAGCGTAAGGTGTAGGCCATTGAGTAAGTTCGTCAAATCCAATCCAGTTAAAAGCCTGTCCTTGGTAACGTGTGACATCGGTATCTTTATCCAGATACGACATCCATAACCGTCCACCTTTAGGAGCAATCCACTGAGACTTACGTTCTGACCATTTAATTCCTGGTACTGCACGTGGATATAACTCCTGCGACTTCTGTATTAGTTCTCTTAGTTCCTCAGTTGTGTGTCGTACAAGGAGTCCTGAGAAGTGAGGATTGTTTAAGCCGTGTAGTGGGTCTGCTAGCATGGCATAAGACTTGCCACCACCTGCTGCCCCTCCATACAATACTTCTCTTTCAGAAGAACTTAGGAAAGTTGTTTGTGGTCCTTCATTAGGTTTAAATACAACTTCCTGTGCTTCTTCAACGTCATACTCAGGTGCTACTACCTGTGCTGGAATCTGGGGGGTTTCGATTTCCACAGGCTTCTGAGTATGCACCGACTCCTTGGGTTTCGAGCTTCTCGATTTCCGAGAGCGTTTCTTCGAGCCACTTGGCAAGCTTGCGTTTAGTGATAGATGCTTTTCTACGTCTTTGCTCAACTTCTATTCTCTTTTTTAGACCCATATGTGATATGTATCGGCCTGTCTCTTTACTCAGCCATTGTGCTACTGCTCTGTAACTATACTGTCTGAGGTGTTGTTTTGCAAGCTCTAAAGCTTCTAGCTCATGTTCTATGGGTACAAGTAATCTATCATTGTCAGGATCTAGTTCGTAACCAAATGGTATTTTCTTAGTAAACCTGACAATCTTGTGCCATTGTTTGTTGTGCGTTTTAAGCGGCTTTGGTAATTGCCAAAAGCCTAACTCTCTTTGAGGTATTATTCGTTTGCACCTTCTTTTGGTGGTAAATAAAAAATGCCACCACCACTAGTGACATCTACCTTCTCTACTTTACCAAGACCTGCTCTATCAAGAACATCCTTGGCTGCTATCATTTTTTCTTTGATACCCAACTGAGTGGGATCTTGCAAAGCGCCCATAAGCGAGACAGCAGCTTTCGGGGCAGTCCTAGCAAAGTAAGTCCTAGTTTTTTCAGCGATTTCATCTTTTAATGCCTCCACTATAGCAGTTGTACTGGAGTTGTCGCCATACCCAGCTAACTTCTTAGCCTGTACAACGTCACCTCCAGCATCATCAAACAGTACGTCTAAAAACCTCTGTTGTCTTTCAGTTAGTGATCTTGCCATTGTGCTAACGTCTGCCACCTCTTGCGCCGCCTTTAGCTCTACCTTTTTTCTTCAAAGGTCTATTAGGTGTACCAAAGAATCCACCTCTAGCCATACCTTTTGGCTTGCGCTTCATACCACCTACGGCCATACCCTTTTTCTTTTTCTTCTTCATGCCGCCGTTAGCCATACCTTTTTTCTTAGCCATACCACCGCCGTACATTTTACCTTTGCCATCAGCAGCGTAGAATGGAACTTTCTTACCATTCTTCATAACCATTTTAAGAGCGCCTTTAGCTGCTCCCTTCTTTTTCATAGCCATAGCACCTTTAGCCATTCCTTTTTTCTTCATAGCCATTGCGCCTTTAGCCATGCCTTTCTTTTTCATCATAGCACCTTTAGCCATGCCTTTTTTCTTTTTAACCATTACGATTCATCCTCGCTGTAAAGATTGTTGAAAACTCGTTGCGTATCCCATACATAGTCTACGTTCTCTTTTGAGTTGTATATATTTTGATTTGGTCTAAAGTCTGGCGCACCTTGTCCAGTTTCAAACCAAGCTGGGTGAGTTACTCTCACTCTATTATTGGGTAACGCAACAATGTTACCAGTATATTCCCCTGCATCTAATAGCTCCAACACATGTGATTGTTTGTGTTGTGCAGGATCATCTGCTACTTCATTGTCTGTATAGTCTACAGTAAAGTAATACTTAGCTGGATAGAACTCACCGTCTACTTTGGCTATCCAGGGTGCTGGGGTTGCACGTGTTAGTGTGTACACAGAGTGTGTGTGAGACATACAATCCCAAGGCTGTGCTAAATATGGTGGTAACTCTTCAGGCCATTCATCCAACGGTGTATCAGCTACTAGTGCGGTCAGTGGCATTCTAGCCCACATAGCACCACCATGTACGTTTTCTGAGTCATCGTAGTCTGATTCGTATCCAGTGAATAGTACTTGAAAACTCAGTGTTCTGTTAGGCATTGTAGTAACGCCAATTACCATAGCGTGTAGAAAGTCGCCATGATACTCTTCCATGTTCTTTGTGTATTCTCTACGTACCCATGCTTTAAAGTACGGTATACTACTTGTTAGATACGGCATATAAAATCCTTTATGTTAATTTTTTTACTGTAACATAGTTAGATTTTACATTCAACCTATTTTTTCTTTTTGCCGTACTTAGTAAACTTTTTATCTTTG